GGCGGCGCCAAGACCATCTTCAGCGGCGTCGAGCATTTCACCGTCACGACGGCCGGTGGCCTCGACAGCGTCCGCGTCGGCGACGGCGACGACATCGTCTCGACCGGTGCGGCCGACGATTGGGTCACCGCCGGCAGGGGCGTCAACCAGGTCGACGGCGGCGCCGGGATCGACGCGCTCAGCATCGACTTCACCGGCCGCGCGAGCGGGGTCTCGATCAATCTGCTGGCGGCCGGGGCGCAGCAGGCGGCTGGACCCGGTTCCGTGGCGAACTTCGAAAGCTTCCACGGCAATGTGGTCGGAACCCGCTTCAACGATGTGTTCCGCGAAGGCATCCACGCCTTCAACGCCACTTTCGACACCGGCGGCGGCAACGACCTGGTGGAGGTCTCGCGCGCCACCGACGTCGTGAACATGGGCGGCGGCAGCGACCGGCTGGTGATCGACTATAGCTACGTCAACGGCCATTTTTACGGCGAGAACCAGCCGTTCACCGGCACGCTGGCGACCGGCTATTCGGGCCAATTCTACCTTGGCGGCGCCTACGCGCAGACCACCTTCACCGGGGTCGAGCATTTCACCATCACCACCGCCGCCCAGAACGACAGCGTCACCGTCGGCGACGGCAACGACATCATCTCGACCGGTCTCGGCGCCGATACGATCATGGCGGCCGGAGGCAATGACGTCGTCAACGGCGGCGAGGGCAACGACATCATCGACGGCGGCGCCGGCGCGGACCGCATGTCAGGCGGCCTCGGCGACGACAGCTACGCGGTCGATTTCGGCACCGACCGCGCGACCGAGGCGCTGGACGAGGGCATCGACACCGTCACCAGCCAGGTCGATTACAGGCTCGGCGCGAACGTCGAGCATCTCGTGCTTGCCGGAACGGCGCGGAGCGGCACCGGCAACGGGCTCGACAACAATATCACCGGCAATGAAGCGGCCAACGTGCTGAACGGCGCCGGCGGCACCGACCGGCTTACCGGGGGAGCGGGCAACGATTCTTATTATGTCGATCTCGCCGGCGACACGATCGTCGAAGCCGCGGGGGAGGGGACGGACAACGTCCGCAGCACCGCAACCTATACGCTCGGCGACCATGTCGAGAATTTGATCCTGACTGGCCTGCGCGTGATCGGCGGCACCGGCAACGATCTCGCCAACGGCCTGACCGGCAACGCCGCGGCCAATCTGCTGCAGGGCGGCGGCGGCGACGACCGCATGGTCGGCGGCGAGGGCAATGACCGGCTGCACGGCGGCCTCGGCGGCGACCAGTTGAGCGGCGGCCTCGGCGCCGACAGCTTCGGCTTCGACAGCGCGCTCGGCGCGGGCAATGTCGACCGGCTGGTCGATTTCTCGGTCACCGACGACACGATCCGGCTCGACCGGGCGGTGTTCACTGGCATCGGCGCCAACGGCCGGCTGGCGGCTTCCGCGTTCGAGGAAGGCACGGTTGCGCTCGATGCCACCGACCGAATCCTTTACGATTCCAAGTCGGGCTCGATCTTCTACGATGCCGACGGGGCGGGCGGGGCGGCCGCGATCCTGTTCGCGCGGGTCGCCGCCGGCACCGCGCTGACGGAAGCCGACTTCCTCGCTTATATGGGGTGAGAGGTTCGTCACTCCCGCTTTCCGGATCCAGGAAGAGAAGTGGGATTCCCGCGTTCGCGGGAATGACGGGGTGCGCTTGGAGGTGTCGGCGCGAAGCGAGCGACGGAGGATGACGACGGCTAAGCCGCGCCTGCTGCAAAATAAATCTTTGCCCCAATGATCCGAACCGCCGGTTTTCGACGCCTGATCTTATAAGGGGGACAGACATCATGGCGACTTTGAGAGGCACTGCGGGTGGGGACACGCTGAGCGGCACACCCGAGAACGACCTGCTCGACGGGCTTGGCGGCAACGACACGCTGACCGGCAACAATGGCGACGACACCGCCCGGGGCGGCATCGGCGACGACAAGCTGTTCGGCAATCTCGGCAACGACATTCTCGACGGCAATGCCGGCAACGACACGCTCGACGGCGGCTTCGGCAACGACAAGCTCACCGGCGGCGACGGCGCCGATATATTGATCTTCAACGGCGGCCTAGACAATCTCTACGGCCAGGCCGGCGACGACATCATCAGGATCGTCGGCAGCGGCGGCGGCCGGGTGGGGATTTCGGGCGGCGACGGTTTCGACACGTTCGACGCGCGCGGCGCGACCGCCGGCTTCTTCGCCCAGCATGCCGAGGGCAAGACCGCGAGCGAATTCGAGCTTTATTATCTGGCCCATTTCAGCGGCTCGTGGACCGGCTCGGCCACCGCCGAGACCTTCTGGTGCGGCGGCGGCAACGACACCCTTTTCGCCGGCGGGGGCAACGACATCGTCCATGGCGAGACCGGCGACGATGCGCTGGTCGGCGATGCCGGCAACGATCTGCTCGACGGCGGCACCGGCTTCGACCTGGTTTATTATAACGGCTACGCGGTTTCGATCACCGCCAGCCTCACCACCAATCGCGGGCGCGGCGATACGCTCGGCACGGACACGTTCGAAAGCATCGAAGGCCTGGTCGGCAGCACCGTCGCCGATACGCTGACCGGCTCCGTCTCCGGGGACAAATTGTTCGGCGAGGCCGGCAACGACCGCCTGTCGGGGGTGGACGGCAATGACGAGCTCCACGGCGGCGAGGGCAACGACACGATCTTCGGCGGCAACGGCGACGATCTGATGCTGGGAGGCCTCGGAACCGATACGTTCGACGGCGGTGCCGGATCGGACACGGTCGATTACCGGCATGAGACGACGGGCGTCGGCATCGTGCTCGGCGGCGCCCAAACGGGGGCCGCGGCCGGCGACAATCTCAACAATATCGACAATGTCACCGGCACCAACTTCGCCGACACCTTGCGCGGCAACAACCTGGCCAACAAGCTGACCGGCCTCGCCGGCGAGAACGTGCTGAGCGGGCTCGGCGGCGTCGACGTGCTGACCGGCGGGACCTCGGCCGACATGCTCGACGGCGGCACCGGCGCCGACACCATGATGGGCTCCAGCGGCGACGACATCTATCTGGTCGACAGCGCCGACGACGTCGCTTTCGAATATGCGTTCGCGGGCAATGACAGCGTACGCTCGCGGGCGAGCGATTATACGCTCAGCGCCAACGTCGAGCAGCTGGCGCTGCTCGGCCCGGCCCTCAACGGAACCGGCAACGAGACCGCGAACGGGATCACCGGAAACACCGCGGCGAACGCGCTGATCGGCCTGGGCGGCGACGACGTGCTCGACGGGGCGGGCGGCGCCGACAGGATCGTCGGCGGGGCCGGCAACGACCTGTTGACCGGCGGGAGCGGCCGCGACGTGTTCGTGCTCGACGCGGCGCCCGACGGGGCGGGTAATGTCGATACCCTTTCCGACTTCCGCGCCAGCGACGACGTCATCCACCTCGACCGCGCGGTGTTCGGGGGCATCGCCGTCGACGGCGAGCTCCATCCGACCGCGTTCAAGGCCGGCGCGGCGGCCGGCGACACTTCCGACCGGATCATCTACAATGTGGGCAGCGGCGAGATCTTCTACGATGCCGACGGCACCGGCGGCACGGCCCAGGTGCTGATCGCCAAGGTGGACGCGGGAACCCCCGTCACGCGGGCCGACTTCGTCGCTTATTCGGCGCCGCCCGCTGCCGCGGCCGCCCCCGCGGCGGCCGCCTGGGAAGCGGCGAGCGAGCCGGCGGCGGCGATGGCGCTGGCCGGACATGACGTCTCGCTTTGGCGGCCGGAGGCGCTCGGTCCCGACTTGCACATAGCCTGACCGGAGCGCGGCCGCGGCATTGCGCCGCGCACAAAAAAAAGGCGCCCCGGTGCTGGACCGGGGCGCCTGAAGCGATGTGAAAGCAATCAGCCGAAGACGATGTCGGTCATCTTGATAGCGTCGCCCTGCACGACGATGTGCATGTCGTAACCTTCACATTGTCGGTGTTGACCAACACGGTCGTCCCCTTGAACTTCACGTCGCCGGCATCGCGGACCGCGCGGTTGCCTTCCAGATAGTGAGCGAAGGCCTCGCGGTTATGCCCGAGCGCCTCGATCGCGCGCCGATAGGCCGCGACGCTCTCCTGCTGCTGCCCGAGCGTGCGCAGCGCATGGCCATAGAGGATCCAGAGCGAGGCATCCCGGCGTGCCGGGCCAGCAGCGCTTCATAGATCGCCCGTGCCTCCTCGGTCCGGCCGAGCCGGCTGAGACAGGCGGCGCGGAGCATCTCATATTCGACCCGATCCGGCTCCTACCCAGCAGCGCGTCGACGGCATCAGGCCGGCCTTTTGCCGCCAGTCGGGATAGTCCAGCGCCTTCAGCGCCTCCTCGAGAATCGCGACGGCTTCGGGAGTGCCCGGACGATTGGCAAGCACTTCGCGAACCCGCGCTACCGCGGCGCGCGGATCGTCGCGCAGCAGCGCCCGCGCTTCGGCCAGGGAGGATGCGATGCTCCCCGGGCGAACGGCTGGCGACTCGCTCATGAAGGTCTCTTGTCGATGGAGCGGCAAGTTCGCCCATGAAGTGGAGGCCCGACCGGGAATCGAACCCGGGTGCAAGGATTTGCAGTCCTCTGCGTAACCACTCCGCCATCGGGCCGCGCCGCTGGAATTAGGCGGTTTTTTGCGCGAGAGCAACCGCGAGTTCGCACCCGTTTTCAGCGAGTTCGCACCGTTCCCGATTCGTGCATGCACGAGAAAAGCCCCGCCCGCCCGGGCATAAGCCGGGCGGGCGGGGCGGTAATCGTCCCGGAATAGGGGGCAGCGGCGCCTACTCGCGCAGCGCCTCGCATTCATGGTCGGCGAGCAATAACCCCATGGCGAGCAGCACCGCCACCCACCATAGGCCACCGATAGCGCGGCTCCGTCCCCGGCGCAGCGCCCGGCCTAGGCCCCGCCTTGTCCCAATTTCCTGCATCACCTGAGAGCAGGAATTGGGACAAGGCGACATGGGCGGGCTCATATCCGCTTGGCGCCGGCCGCCGCGGCCTCCGCTTCGCGCGTCTTCTCGGTGATCAGCATCAGCCCGATCGCTCCGAACCGGAACGCCGTGCAAATCTCCCGCGCCCGGGCGAGCTTGTCGGCCGGCCAGCCCGCGGTGGCCTTGTCGATCGCCGCCGTGAATTCGCCGCCCGTCATCTCGGCCGCGAGGCCGGAGAGGCAGAGCGGCATCAGCGGCTCGAGCGCGGCCCTGAGGTCGTGATTGGCGCCGTAGACCGGCAGCGCGACGTCGGCGGCTGCCAGCGGCTCCGGAGCGGCCGCGGCGGGCGCCGCCGCGCGCATGATCCCGGATCCTGCCCCGGCCGAGTTGCCCAGCGCCTCGGCGACCTTGCGGCTGCCGTCCTCACACCCCGTCACCAGCATCGCCGCCAGCAGCGCCACCACCCGAATCCGCATCGCCCGTACCTCCACGCAAAAAGCCCGCCCGGGCAGCGCCAGGGCGGGCGGAAAATTTCGATGACCCGTGCTCCGGCCTAAGCCGCGGCTATCCGATCCGGTTGGCGAGCCAGCCGTAAAGGAACGCCTCGTTGGCCGGCCGCTGCTCGCTGAGCGAGATGTAGCGCTCGCCTTGCAGCGCCTCGATCGCCTTCAGCAGCACTGCTTCGCCGGCCGCGCCTCGACGGCTCATGAAGGCCTTGAGCGCCGCGATGCTGCGCTCGCCGATGCGGCGGTCCACGGCCATGTCGGGGAAATCGCTTCCACCCCGGTTGAGCGCGTTGAGCGCCCGCTGCAGGAAGCCGCTGGCGACGTCCGGGCCCATGTTCACGCCGGTGTCGAACAACTCCGCCGCCACCTTCGGCGCATGGGCCGCGACGCGGTCGAAGCCGGGCCGGAGCCAGTAGATGCGGCGGTACACCTCAACCGCGTCCTCGCGCGGATAGAAGCGCATGTCCCCGGCATAGCCGTGGGCCCGCGCCACGGCCTGGGTGACGCCCCAGCGCGTCGGCCCCCCGCGGTCCGCAGGATGGTTCGAATAGCCGCCCTCGCGGCCGATCACTTCGTCAATTAGGGCTGTTACGTCCATCTTCGCCTCCTTCGCCGGCGAGCCTGTCGAGCAGTGCGCTCATCTCCGCCGGTGTCCCTTCGTCCACCACGTCCTGGTAAAGCCCGCGCAGCGCGTCGCCGAACGGCGAGTTCATCCGCACCAGCTCGGCATGGGCGCGCGTCGACATGGCGCCGGCACCGAGCGCGCCCGCGGTGCTTGCCGCGAAAATCAGGGTCAGCGGATCAAACATTTTCGAGCCTCTTGGTGACGATCGCCTGGAAAGCCTGGAGCAGGAAGCCGAAGCCGAGCGCCCCCGACGCCATCGAGCCGAGCACCACCACCGGCACCGACAGGCTCCAGGCATAGGAAGCGGCGGTCCAGCCGGCCGCGAAGGCGGGCAGGGCGCTGAACTCGGCGACCAAAGTCCACAGCCGCCGCCGCTTCCAGGCCGCGAAGGCGGCCGGCTCGGCCGGGGGGAGGTCGTTGCCGATGCTGAGCCCGAGCCGCGCGACCAGCGCGACCAGGGCCGCCGCCGACGACAGCACGAAGATCAGCGCAGCCTGCTTCAGCATGGCGTAACTCCGGAGGGAGAGGGGAGAGGATTCGGGCGCCGCCGGCGTCAGCCGACGGCGTCCTGCACCGCCGCCACGCGAAAGCCGCGGCGGTGGTAATTGGGCGCGGTGAAGTGGAGAAAGTCGGTCGTGTCGATCGCAATGTCGTCGACATCGACCAGGTAGGACAGCGGGTCGCCGGCGACGGCGTTGCGCTGCGCCGTCCGGATCGTGCCCTTATAGGTGCCGACGCTGTCCTTGTGGAGCTGGGTAACCGCGAACTTGATCGTCGGCGTGGCCAGCGCCTCCCGGAAATCGCGCCGCCAGTTCCAGAAGTTCTCGTAATAAGCGTCGGCCCGGGCCTGCACGGTCGCGTCCGCCTCGCCCTGGTCGATATCGACCCATTCGACCTCGGGGCGGTAGCCGGCCGCCCGCAGCTTCGCCAGCGCCGCCTGCACGCCGGCGACGGTGAAGTCGAACAGCTCGCCCGTCACGCTCGACGACCATTCCCAATTGGCGATGGTCTCGGCCCCGGCCGCGTCGTCGGCCATCTGCGTCCCGTCGACCGCCAGCTTCACCAGCACGCGCTCGCCCCGCCCGAACAGCAGGGCCGCATCGGGCCCGGTCTGGCCGTGGCTGAAGCTGTTGGTGAACGGGCTCCAGTTCATCTGGTTGGTATCAGCCGAGCTCGTCACGAACAGCCGCTGGAAGGCGGCGCCGGTCGCAAAGTCGGCAAGGTGGGCGCTCGGCGCATGGAAGATGTAGCCGTTGCCGCGCCGGTTCTGCGGCCCGGCCAGATAGGCCTCGTCATTGTCGTCGATATCGTTGAGGTTGCCGCGGCCGGCCCGGTTGCTCTGCCCGACGCCGACATTGACCTTCAGCACCGGCGCGGTGCGGGCGAGCTCCGCCGAATCGTCGCCCTTGCCGAGGAAGGGGCCGCCGAGGAAAGCGTTGGCGCGAAAGCCGCTGAGCCCGGCATGGCCGACGCACAGGCGGGTGAAGGTCGGCATCGACGCGGCCGTGGCGGTGCCGACCAGATTGTCGCCGCACCAGAAGGCTACCTCATTGCCCTCGATCACCGCGAACGGCCGCACGCGCGTGCCGGGCAGGGCGACGTCGGTCGTCTCGATGCTGACCACCTCCACGCCGGCCGAGTTGATCAGCAGCCGGAAATGGCGGTCGCTCGTATATTGGATGCGCGCGCTGTTGAGGACGTTGGCAGCGCCGTCGTCGAGCGTGCAGATGGTCGACGAAGAGCCCGCCTCCGGCGCGAACAGCGGCACCTCATAGGATCGCTCGCCGAACGTGAACCGGGTTCCGGGCGAGACGGTCTGCGTCAGGCTGTCTTCGGCGTCGGTGGCATTGCGGTTCGGCTGGCCCGCCATGCTGCCGGCGACGAAGGTGAAGGGCGCGATCTGGGCCGATTGAGTGCCGGTCGCGCGGTCCGGGGCATAGCGGAAACTGTGGCTCGCCTCGGTCGCATGCGAGGTGAAACGGAAGGTGAGCAGATAGTCGCCATTGCCGAGGTCGTCGATCCGCCAGTCGGATGCGGCGACGCCGGTCTGGGTGTGCATGTACCCGAACCCGCCGTCCGACAGCCAGGTCCATTGCAGCTGCACGACGTTGGTGCCGCCGCCCGTTTCGGCCACGAAGAAGGCCGATTCGGTCGACGTGTCCGCTTTGATCGGCACCGCCACGACATGCACCGTCGCCAGCGCCAGCGTGAACGAGCGCGCATAGCGGGCCGCGATCGAGCCGTTGGCCGTCACGCGGGTGTAGGCGATGCCGGTCGGCGCCAGATCCGTGCCGCTCGCCACCGTCGCGCCCGACGCGACCGCCCAGCCGGTGAAGTCGTTGGTCGCCCCGAACAGGTTGGTGGCGGCGTCGCCGATGAAGAGGCCCCGGTCGGTCAGCCGCGGCTGGCCGGCGGCGATCGGGAACAGCCGCCTCTCGCCCATCGCCCAAGCCGTCGAGCTGCGCGAGAAGTTGGTGCCGGCGGCGGCGGTAGCGAGCGAGGACCTGGCGCGCTCGCCGAAATGGCGGCCGGCCAGGAAGTCCATGTCGATTATCGCATTCTTGACGAAGCCCGCGAACGGCACCGCGTCCAGCGTCGCCACCGTCGCCTCCACCGGGCCCACGCGCGCATCCAGCGCCGCCTTGTCCGCGGCGGGCGTGGTGACCTTGTCGACGGCCAGCCCGGCGATATTCTCGGCATTGCTGGCCGCGGGCAGGTTGCCGTCGGCGCCGTTGCCGCCATCGGCGCCGGCCGGACCCCGCAGCCCCGGAATGACGGCTTCCAGAATCTTCGCGCTCATAGAGTGACCCCCGGCTTGAGAAGGAAATAGCCCTCCGCGAGGGTGTCCTCGGCGGTATCGGCATAGGTGACGACGATATCGTAGGCGTAGCGGTCGGCGTCGCCCGGCTCCGGCTCGTTGAGGCCGGTGGGCATGGCCGCCAGCGCCGCCTCGGCGACCGTCGGGAGCAGCGTCAGCAAACGCCGCGCCGGGTCCGCCTCGGTCGGCGCCGACGCATCGGTGTGAGCGATGGTGGCCACCGTCACCAGCGCCGCGCCGGGCGCGCCGGAGTAGAGCCGGATCTGCATCTTGATCGAAGCGCCGGTCAGCGGCAGCGCCGCCCCGCTATAATAGAGATGGATCGGGTTCGCGAACGGCACGTTGCGCGCCGCCGGTATGTTCAGGCTGGCCGGCATCTCGGTCTCCGAAAAATCAGGCGCCGTAGGCGACGCGGACGAGGTAGCTTCGCAGCGTCATCGTGTCGGCGACGTCGGCAAGCGTCCCGGTAACCAGGATGGTCACGTCCGCGCTGGTGTCGACAGCCGAGGTCTGCGGCGCGTTCGCGCTCGTGCCGTAGCCGCTGAACGTAGTAGTGGAGGGCGGGCCGACCTGCGCCAAAACGCTGTTGGCGTTGGCGATCCGCGCCCGTGCCTGCGCCGAAAGCGCCGAGGCGGTCGACGACAGGTTTAGATAGGTGGTGCCTCCGAACTTGAACTTGAGCGACTTGGCGGTGGCGGTGGCCGCTCCATAGGAGACCAGCGCCTCGATCTCGACGTGGCCGTTCGGGCCCAGCGTTCCGGCCGGGATGGTGATCGTCGCCAGCGTCGTCTCCGTCAGCGTTCCTGTCAGCGGAGTCCCCGCCACCGCGCTCCGGGCCAGCACGAACGGCACTCCCTGCGCCTTCGCATAGGCCAGGATCTGTGCGACCGAGATCGCGACGTCGGCGCCCGCTTGAAGCCCCGGCATTTCCTCAGCGCCAGTCAGCGCCGCGGCGTTGGTCGCGCCGGCGATCGTCAGGTCAGCCATAGGTTCAAGCCTCCAAAAGCCACTGGCCGCCGCTCACCGTCTTCCAGCGCCCGCCGCTCGCCGTCTTCCAGCGTCCGCCGCCCGTCGTCGCCGTGTCGGTGCTCACCGGCCCGAGCACCCGCCGCGGCCCGAACAGGCCGTGGGTGCGATAGCTGATCGCGCCCATGTAGGCCGTGCCGGCGCTGATGCTGGTGACCTCGCGGCGCGTCACCGAAGCCCCGGCAATGTCCGTCCCGATCCAGTCCGCCACCGATGACGGCGCCGCCGAACCCTGATAATATTCGAACCGCACCTGCTCGACGTGGCGCGCCCCCACCGCGCCGGCGAACACCAGCGCCGGGATGCTCGATCCGTCCCCCGACAGCAGCTCGGCGGCGAGCTCGAAATCGTCGGCGGCTGGCGCGACCCGCACCCGGGGAGCCTGCTGCTCGGCAACCGACTGGTCGGCGATCTCGTCGCTCGTATCCCAGTCGTAGACGACCGCGCTCATCTCGCGCAGGGTGAGCGTGTTCTGCCACTTCTCGTTGAGCATGTAGGTGTCGACCCGGAACACCACCGGCAGGCCCCCTGTGCGCCTGGCCGAGGTCCAGGTGATCCAATCCCCTTCCTCTATGCCCGCATGGACCGGCCCCAGCGTGATCGTCGCCGTCCGCGTCAGCCGGCCCATCCGGCGCCGTATCTCGCCGCAGCGCTGCGCCTGAGTGCCGGACGTGACGAACGACAGCGTCAGATTCTGCTCGCGCGAGCCGCCGTCCGCGGCGACATCGGCCTCCTGTCGCCTGAGCGGCGCGGCGTGATCTACCCACTTCTGGTCGGGCTCGACGTACCGAGGAACGATGGTGTTGACCCACTCGTCATCGGCCTTGGACCGGAAGTTGGAGAATCGAACCTCGGTTCCAACGACCAGATCGTCGTCGGTGATGCTGATCACCGGCGTCTTGGCGTAGCCCGGTTCAACCTCGACGCTGCCTTCGATCTGGATGATGACGCCGCCCATCGCGGCGGCCCAGGCATTCTCCGTGTTGATATAGGTCTCGTCGGCTGCGATCACCGCGCCGGCCGTGTAGCGCTTCTCCGCCCCGCCCGCGGCAAGCGCGACAGTCTCGTCGCAGATGTTGGCCCAGGCGAAGACGTTTTCGGGCGGCGCTTCCTCGGCGCTCAGCCCACGCCCAACCAGAAGCTGATCCGGCTCGCTCACCCGGTCGCAGGCATAGACCCCGCGAACCCAATTGTAGCGGCAATCGGCGGCGTTGTCGGTCCATTCCCAAGTGGAGGGATTGGCCCAGCGGTGCGCCCCGCTGCCGCCGACGGAGCTATCCTTCCTCGCCTGGTAGCATTTCTTGCCCTTGACCACGAACAGGAAGGTGGGACGGCCCGTCCAGACCGGGTCCAGCTCTTCCTCTTCGAGGCGCTTCGGGTCGTCCGCCATGTAGCGGACGAACGCCTGCGCGACGCCGGCCCCATTGTCGTTCGCGTCATAGTCCGGGTTCGACGCCAATATGGTGGCAGGCACGCTTTGCGCTTCGGTGCCGGGGAGCCAAAAGACCTCGAGCTGGTCGCGATAGCCGGGGACCACCCCATCCTCGCCGAACGCGACATAGGCGTCGTTCACATAGAGGCCGACCAGCTCTTCGCATTCATGATCGGCGATCGCGAGCCGGACCGTCTCCCAGTCGGTCCCGTCATCGCCGCCGCTGTTCCAGACGTCCATAACCGTGCCGGCCGTGGCGACCGTGCCGAACAGCGCCATGCGCGGGCGCTCGCCAATCTGCACGGTGGTGATCGACGCCTGGCGGTCCTGAGCCTTCTCCTTCGGCCCGATGCCGAGCAAGTCGCCGATGAGGCCACCGGACATCGGTATCCCGACTGCGTTCAAGCCTGCCGCCGGAAGCAGGCCCAGCGGTCCACCGAGTGCGCCGATCACCTGAGGCATCAGTCGGCGCTCCAGGCGGCAATCATGGCGTTGCGGGGCAGCCAGACCGAACCCACCGGCCCGGGCCCGATCAGGGTCGCGCCTTCGACCACCATCAGCCCCATGCCCGTCTTCTCATGGACGACGCCGGCAATGTCCCCCCGGCCGGCCATGGCGAGTGGAATGGGCCTCAGGCGCTGGGTCACCATCGCCTCCATGCCGCCGCCACGCTTGAGCAGCCGCGCCGCCCCCTTCTCGGTCCTCCAGCGCAGCCCCTCGAGGTGGCTCACGCCCGTCTGGGCTTCGACCGCGCCGAAGCTGAAGCGGACGCAATCGTTTAACTCCCAGTCGAACGGCTGTTCGGCCCGCTCCGCGAGAAATTGGACGAGCGCCCGATAATCCCGCATCAGAAGATTCTCGTAATGAGCTGGCTTGCCGTGCCGCCGCTGCCGATCGCGTTTCTTGCCGGCTCCGGCCTCGGCCCGCCCCAATACAGCGTCTTCTCGCCCGCAAACGCCACCGCCTCGAAGCTGTCGTCATTCGCCTTGATCAGCCGCTGGTCCGCATCGGTCCGCATCCGCCCGCCGCGCCGCCCGAGCCCCCTTGCGGCGCCTTCGATCATGGCGAGGATGGCAGCCATGCCTCCGATGGCTTCTTCGGTCAGTATTTCATCGACTCGGCCGCGCCGGTAGATCTGGCTGTCGAGCAGCTGGGTGCCCGCCCCTTCGAATATCAGCCGGCGCAGGATCGCGGGCGCCCACTGCAGCCCGGTGTCGTCCAGCAGGTCGATCGCCGCGGGCTCGACGCCTGAGAGCGTGATGCTGTCATTCTGCTCCGATCCCCCAAGCGCGCCGCCGGTCGACTGGAACAGGCTCCGGTCGCCCAACGGCAGATAATCGTTGCCGTCGATGCTCAGCGTCCAGTGCCCGCCCCAGGCGTAGAGCGGCGTCGCCGTGACGATCGCCACCGCTCCCACCACCAGGGCCGTCCCATTCGCCAGCGCGGCCAGCGCCGCCGGCGCGATCGTCTTCACGCCCTGAGGTCCTGGATGCCGACGATCCGACCGCCCGAGCCCATGAACATCAGGCCATGCTCCGCGAGTTGCGTCTCGCCCGTCACCAGCCGCATCAGGCACTCGGCCTTCCGCAGGGTCACGGCCGCCGTCGGCGGCGTCAGCGGCGGCACCGGCGGCTCGACGGCGAAGGTCGCGGATCCTGCCGCATCGGCTTGCGCCGGCTCGATCGCCCGCACCAGCGACCGCTTGGTCGTGTCCCAGACGAAGCCGACATAGTCCCGATACGACACAACCTGGCCGGCGAGCAGCCCCGTGAGCGTCAGATAGGCGGTGCCGTCCGCGTCGATCGCCTGCGACCAGCCGCTGGGTGCGGCATTGAACGGGATGCCGTTCGCATGGAACCTCGGCACCGGCCGGCTATGGTCCCAGGCGTAGAAGGTCCGCTGCACGCCGCGCAGGCTGTCCCGCCACGCTTCCAGCGCGTCGGCCCTCGCCCGGCTGAGGTTGGTGTAGGAGAGCGACATCCGCCACAGCGGAAAGCCCGCTGTCACCGCCAGCAGCCGCCCTCCTTGCTCCGGCGACAAATAATCTACGCGCGCCAACTCGAACGAGACGGAGAGGCCGCCGAAGCTCGGCAGTTCGCGCGGAAAGCTGATCGTCATGACAGAATCATGCCTGCCGGCGCGCGCGCTGCTGGTGCGCAAGCACCGCACCGCGCAGGGCACCGTCCGCTGTCGCCTGCTTTACACCGTCCGCGACCCACTGTTTCACCTGTTGCGTCAGCACCGCGTCGCGAGCGTCCACGTAGATCGCGAGATGAAGCGGCTGCTCGCCGCCGCCACTGCCGCCCGCGCTAAGCCAGTCGCCCACCTCATGGTTGGGGATGATCGTGCCCGGCCCGTCCGGCACCCAAAGCTCCGGCCCTTCCTCCCCGATGATGCTGACCCTGCCGAGCGGCGGGCGCCCGCCGCCTGCGAAGCCGGGGATGCTGATCTCGCCAAAGCTGGGCACCGCCCCGGAAGCTCCCGCACCCGCGTCGCCGAGGCCGAAGGCGGAGGCGAAAGCGTTGCCGAGCGACTGCAGCCAGTTGCCGCCCCCCGGCTGCCCGCCCTGATCCAGCGCATTCGCGAGCGCCTTCGAAAACACATCGGCGAGCTTGTTCAGCGCGTCCTCGAACGACTTTGCGAAGCGGTCGGTTAGCCAGTTGCGAAACCAGCCCTTGAAATCCCCTTCCATCGCCGCCTGGAAGCCGCCCCGGAACATCTCGCGAAACTGCCCGGTCATCCGGGCTTGGTCTTCCTCGGCTAGCTCCAGCCGCGCCTGCTCGGCTGCATCGTCTTCGCTGATGTCGCCGTCGCCCGCGTCGTAAATCTCGCGGGTGCGCTGGGCGAGCTTTGGACCGTATTCGAGCCGCCGGATCGCCGCTTCGCTGTCGCCGCGCAGCTTCGCCAGTTCGACCTGGCGGCCGAGCTCGCGCTCCGATGCGAGCCGCTTCGCGATATCGAGCCGCGCCGCTTCGATGTTCGCCAGCCGCGAGGCGGCTTCGATCTCCGCCTCGGCCAGCGGCACTTCCTTTTCCCGAAGCTCCTGAATCTCGCGCCTCAGAAAAAGCTCGTTCTCGCGCTGCCGGATGAATTCGAGGTCGCCGCGTATCTGCGCAGCCTGCAGGTCGTTCTCCATCCCCGACAGCTCGACCGCCTTGGCGTTCGCGACCGCCTCTGCGGCCTGCAGGTCGGCCAGGTCGCGCCCGGCCGCCACCTTCGCGTCCGCCGCCTTCAGCCCGAGATCGACATACTCCTTCTCGCGCTGCTTCAGAGCCAGCAGATCCTGCAGCCGGTTCTCCTCTTCGATGTCGCCGCGCGCGGTCGCGACGTCGAGCATCTGCTGGAGCTTCAACAGCTCCAGCCGGTAGGCCTTGTCGTCTTCGCGGTCCTTTTTGCCCGCCCGCGGCTTCTTCGGCTTCCTCGGCGTGTCGGGCTTGTCGAAGCTCACATTCTCGCCGCCCTCGGGCGCGCCGCTGCGGAACGCCGCCTCGGGCGTCTTCTCCAGCAGCCGTATCTCTTCCTCGATAGCCCGGATTTGCGCGCGGCCGTTCGCCACCATCGCGTCCAGCCGCTCGCCGCTCGGCCCCCACAGCAGGTCGGGCACTTCGCGGTCGAGGAAGTTGCCGGTCTTGCGGCTCCGGTCGACCCGCTCCGCCGTCGACAGATCCTCCTTCGTCTGCGCCAGCCGCAGCCGCGCCGAGGCTATCGCCGCCGTCCGCGCCGATTCGGCGTAGCGCATCGCCTCGTTCGCGGCGAACCCGAGCGCGCTGGCAATGCCCATCATCACCGGATGCGCCGCCGCCGTCTCCACCTTCATCGCGTTGACCGCGATCCCGGCCGCTTCCGCGCGGCTGCGCGCTTCTTCCAGCTTCGATTTGGCCAGGTCGGCGCCCGCCTCCAGCCGGCCAAAGGCGGCCGATGCATCGTCCGACCCGGTGGCCAGCAACGCTAGCGCGGTAACCGCCAGTCCAAGCGGCCCCAACACGCCCGCGACCCGGGTCGCAAGCATCGTCATCGCGCTCGCCGCGCCCGTCGACACCACCGCCAGCCGCACCAGCAGCGCGGCAATCGCTCCGATCGGGTTGACCAGGAAGATCAGCGCTTTCCCCAGCAGTCCCGTCCGTGTCAGCAGCAGGGGCAGCGCCAGCCGCCCGAGCGTCATCACGACCAGGATCAGCGGCCCGATCGCGGCCGCAAGCGCGCCGCAGACGAGGTAGAGGCTGTGGAACACCGGCGGGAGGTTCGCTAGCCAGGTTGCCACGCTCGCTAGCCCCTCCTGCAGGGCCGTGAACGCCGCCAGCAGGCCCGCCGTGCCGAGCGCGATCTTCAGCCGTTCGAACCCGGCCGAGGCGCGGTCCGACGCCGCCTCGAGCCCGGTCAACTGGATTGCCAGCTTGTCGCCGGCGTCCGTGCTGCCGATCGTCGCCTGAAGCTCCTCGAACCCCTGCTTGCCGACCTTCATCAGGCCGATCGCGGTCCTCATCGCGTCGGTGCCGAACATTTTTGTCAGCGCTTCCGTCCGCGACCGCTCCGAAAGCCCGCCCAGCTTGTCCTTCAGGATCTGCGCGATATCGGCGAGGTCCTTCATCCGGCCGGTCGCGTCGAAAAACTCGATGCCGAGCTGCTTCATCACCCGCGCCGCCTCTTCCGATTTGGGATTGAGGCTCGTAATGAAGCTTTTCATGCTCGTGCCGGCGTCGGACCCCGACGCGAACAGCTCGCTGGTCCCGGCGATCGCGGTATTAAAGTCGTCGAAGCTGACCCCGGCGTTTCCGGCCACGCCGCCCGCCTGCGCGATCGCCAGTCCGAAATCTTCGAAGGCGAACTTGCTGTTGTCGAGCGCCCCGGTGATCTGGTCGACCACCCGCGGCAGCGCCGCCACCGACAGCCCGAACTGCGCCATCACGTCGGTCACCGCCTCGGCGGCCGGTGCCAGCTCCGCGTCGTTCGCGGCGGCAAGGCGCAGCGTCGCTTCGGCGGCGCCGTTCAATATCTGCTCGGCGTCGAGCCCGGTCAGCGCCAGCGTCTCGATCCCCTCCGCCGCTTCCACCGCGCTCCGGCCCACCGCCGGCCCGAGCTTCAGCGCGGCATCGGCCAGGTCGTTGAGCTGCGTCGGCGAGAGCCCGCGCAGCGCCGCCTGCACGTCTCCCATCGCCGCCTCGAACGCGCCGGCCCCGCGCCCGCTCGCCACACTTAGCGCCGCGAACGGGGCCGTTATGCCGATCGTCAGGGCGGCCGCCACTTTCTTGATCGTCGCTTCGACGTTCGCGAGCTGGTCTCCAAGCTCGCTCGCGAACCGCGCGAATGTCGATTGCGCGTCCGCGACCCCCCGCACGAATTCGCGCCCGTCGAAACCAAGATCCACCCGCAGCGCGCCGATCACAGCGTTCATGCGCGCCTCCACGAAAAAGGCCGCTCAAAGCGGCCTTCAGGTATTATTGCTTGCGCCGACCTTTCAGGCCGGTCGTTCATTGCCATGATTCGGGTGTTCCGGAAACGCGCGCAAGCGCGAGGCGGAGGGTAAGACCTAATGAAGACGTGTCCCGAATGTGCCGAAGTCGTTCGCGGCCACGCTGCGGTCTGTCGCTATTGCCACTACCGCTTCACGTGGTTCGACGAACTCCCGGCCGAAGAGAAGCAGCGAATTGAACTCCAGCAACGGAACAGCGCGGCCGCTATCGGAGTGACCGGTTTCGCCTGCATCGTCGGGTTCGTGTTTCTCTATACTTTCGGCTACCTTTGACGCCGCAACACCATGCCCCACACCCGAAGGTTGGCGAACATCTCATCTTCGGATTGGGCGGCCGGCACCGGCGCCTTATCCCCGAGTAGCTCGTCAACGGTCGGCAGCGGCCGGTCCTTGGGGCTCCGGTAGAGCACCGCCAGCGTCAGCGCGGCCCAGCCGAGTTGACGCTGGTGCAGCCGCACCCTCTGACCATAGCCGTTCAGCGCCGACAGCAGCGTCCGCGGCGTCTGCCTCCAATAGGCATCAGGGTCGTAGCCCGCCTGGCACCAGCGCTCGTGGAGCGTCAGCCAGTCCCAGCCTGTTTCTTCCTCGGCGACCTCGGAGGGCGCGCGGCATCGCCTTTGACCTCCTTCGGCATCGCCATGGCGAGCGCCCGGCGCAGCGCTCCGGTCATCTCTTCGATGCCGGCGTCGGACATGATCGTCCCCGCCTGCGCCTTGGTCGTTGCCGGATGCTTCGCCTGCAGCCCGGCGCAGAACACCGCCCGCAGCAGCGTGAAGCTCGGGCTGCCCTGGATCGTTGCGACGAGCTCGTTGAGGGCGAGGCCGGTGTCCGCCTCCAGCTCGCAAAAGACGTTGACGTCGAACACGAGCGTGTAGGGGGTGGCGCCGGCCGTGAACGCGGCCTCGCCGCGCAGAGGGTTGCCCATATCGGCGTGTTCCTTGGAGAGAGGGAGGGGAGAGGGTTTAGGCCGACTGCGCCTGCGCGGTGGGGCCGGACACCGCCGCCGTCGCCGAGAAGGTCTGCACCTTGCCCGGCTCGAGGTCGTTCGGACTATAAGTGAGCAGCAGGATGTTGCCGGTCACGTCCTCGCTGCCGCTGCTGTTCGGGAGCACGATTCGAAACGGCCGCACCTCGCGGCTGATCAAATGTTCGTTCAGCAGGTCGTCGGTCGGTGATCCCGCCTCATATTTGCCGCTGAACTTGAACTCGCCGGGGTCGGCGAGGCCGCCGATGAACTCCTGGATACCATCGACACTGTCGAAGTCCGTGGTATCCTCCTTTGACACGGTGAGGTTGGGCCGCCCGACGCTCTGCAAGCCCTCCACCTTGATCAGCACCGCGCTGCCATTGGTGAGATAGAGGCCCGCGCCCAGACCGATCACGCCATCGTTCATAACTAATTCCTTTCGTCAGACAGGTTTGCACGGAACATAAAAGTCGATTTCGACCCGGTCGGCGACGGTGCCGGCGGCGCCGGCCTCGCTCGGCATGTCGACGTCGCTGGCGACGAAGGCGGGGTCGAACCGGACCCCGTCGACCTCGTCCGGCTGCTCCATCACCTCGGTCAGCGCCCGCGCCAGCCGCCGCGCCTCGCCGGGGCGGCTGGCCCAACAACTGAACCGCACCCGCGGAACCTCGAGCGCGCAGGCGCCGTCGAACGTATAGTCGCGCCCGGCCGCCATCTTTCGCATCGTCAGCGCCGGCAGCGTCGCCCCCGTGCGCCGGCCCCAATCCACGCGGCCATCTACGACCGCCCGAATCCCCGGCGCGGCCTTGAGGCGGGTGCGGAGCGCTTCTTCCATCGCTTCCTCCCCGCCGGCTCAGCCTTTGGTCTTGTTGCCCAGATCGTCCCTGAGCACGCCGGCGATGGCGTCGATCGCCGCGCCGCGCTTGGCTTCGAAGGCGGGTGTCAGGAACGGGTGCGCGTCCTGGTCGCTATTGCCGAACTCTTCCTGGATGCCGGCAGGATCCTGCCCCGGTCCGACGAAGACGCGCGGTCCGCCACCTCCCCCGGCGCCGACCGCGTCGGGGCCGACTTTGATCGAATCGGCCAGATACCCCTTGTCCCGGTGGACGCGCTCCCTGGCCGCCTCCGCGATCGGCTGGCCGCCGGCCGTGAGCGCCCGCTCTGCCACTTCGCGGTCCGCCACCGTCTTGATCCGGCCGAACATCCGGTCCAGCTCGGCCGCCCCGAAAAGCTGTGATCGCATCGCCATATCACTCGCCCTCCCGGGCAACGTCGATCCGCGCCGATGCGGTGATCTCCACCCCGTCGTCATCGACCTCCTTGAGGCCCACAATCTCGTATGTGCGGCCCTTATGCTCGACCAGGTCGGTGGTCGTGATCGTCTGCGTCTGCGCGTCCTTGCGCACCAGAAAGCGCGACGTGACCTCGGCTCCGAACTCCCCCGCCTGCATCCGCTCGCGGTCGCTGACGTCGCGCTTGCGAGCCCAGCGCTTGAGCCACGGCAGCGGCTCGCCCTTCTGGCTGCTGAAGCCATCGTCAACGTCGGCGGCGCGCAGGATCGTGATCCGCTTGTCGAGCTCGCCGGCGTTGATCGGCACGGCTTAGGCGACCTCTCCGATGATCTCGATCGTATAGGTGACCGCAGTGCCGGCCGCGCTGTTCGCCACCTTCAGGATATCGCCGGTGCCGGCCGTCACCGCCCAGCCAGTCGCCGAGCCGTCGCCGATGACGAACACGCCGCCCGGCTTGACCGCGACTGTATCGGTCGCGTCGCCGAACGGCCCAAGGAAGGCGTTCGAAGCCGCCCCGCCGACGATCACCGAATTGGTGTTGGCCGCCGACGCCCGTATCCGGATCGCCTTCACGGCCGTGAAGGCCACCGCGTTGCCGAGCGCGTCCTCGAGGCTGCCGGCCAGGTCGATATTCTCGGTCGCCGAGGCGGTCAGCGTGCGCGTGTCGGTGAACAGCGCGTTGGCTTGGCCGGCGCCGGTACCGTCCTCATAGTCGAGCCGGTGCCGGGCATCGACCTGGTGCGCGGCCGCGCCGACGTCGGGCGAACCCGCCACGGTGGCGAGCAGATGGGTGACGAGCTTCGCGGTCAGCATGGCGGGTTCCTTCGGTCAGAGGATGATGCGCTCGGCTTCGAGCAGGTCGGTCGCGGTGAGCGGCACGTCGACGATCTCGGCCGAGCTCGCCGCCTCGCGGTTGCGGTAGAAGTGGCCGACGAGCAGCCGGACGGCGTGCTTCACATTGTCGGGGCAGGCGGACGGCGTCTCGTCTGTCGGCGGCGCGAACCCAACGCTGGCGGTCACCGCCACCGACGACGGCACCGCATAGGTGGCGGGCCATTCCGTCCCCACAGGCGCGAGCACCCGCGTGATCTTGTCTCTGGTCACCACGCGCAGGCTGGACGTGGATATCGTCCGCTCCACGCCGTCGGTGTCGATATAGGCGATCTCGACGCTCGCGGCGTCGACCGGCCATTTGTTGAGCAGGAGCTGCTGGCTGAACCCGTCAAAGTAGAAGGTCTCCGTCCGTGCCTCGCTGACGACGCTGGCGGCCCGCTCCGCGTGGCGCGCTGCGGCGGCGATCAGGCTCGCGATCAGCCCGTCCTCGGCATCGTCCTCGACCTTGAGGTGCGCCTTGGCGTCGTTGAGCGTGATCGGCGCAACCATCGCTCACCTCTCCGAAAGAGGAAAGGAGGCCGCCGCCGGGGAAAGCTGGCGGCGACCTCCAGTTTGGCCGGCCCCTAGGGTAAGGGCCGGTGTCTCGATCAGGTGTTGACCGGCAGGATCCGGGCGTTGCCCTTGATCACCAGCGCCGAGAGCGGCGTGCCGGTGCCGTGGGTGCCGCTGAAGTCCGCCAGCAGCTTCAGGTAGCGCTTGCCGCCGATATAGCCGACCAGCGTCACGTCCGCCGCGGCATGCGCGGAGTTGAGCGTCTTGACGATGCCGCCGGCACCGACCGCGGTCAGGCCGAGAACATCGTCGATCGTCACGGCCTCGTACACGCTGTCGTCGTCGCTGTGGGTCAGCAAAAATTCCACCTTGTTCGTATTCGAAAAGGCGATGCCGCCGGCGCCGACCTCGATCGCGAGGAGGGCGCTGTCGAAGCCGTCGAGGTCGACGGCAGCCGGGGTGTTATCCGCCGCATAGGTCGCCGCGGCGAGCAGCACGGCGACGCCGAGATTGGAGTAGAGATCGCGCATGGCGATAATCCTTTCCTGATTTGTCGATGAAGCGGCCGAGCCGCGAGGGGAGAGAAGGGGGGAGGGGGCGGGGAAAGCTGCCCCCTCCCGAGCGCGTCGGTCAGTTGCGGCGACTAGGCCGCGAACTTCAGCGCCTTGATGGCCTCGAAGTTGACGGCGCCGCCACCCACGCGCCGGCGCATGTGATACTTCACGAAGCCGGGCTGGGTGATGTTGTCGCGGACGACGGAGGTGCCGAGACGATCGACGATCGTATAGGCCTCGCCGAAATCCCCGAACAGGATGCCGAGCGCGTTGGCGGCGATCGGCGGCATGTCCTCGCCGTCGGTGACGGGGAAGCCGAAGATCGATTCCACCAGCGCGCCGTCGCGGAGCCGGAGATCGACCAGATAATTGCCGTCCCCGCTCTTCAGCTTGCGCACCGCAGCGACCGTGCGCCTGGCCATCAGGAACGCCGCACGCTGGCGATAGGCCGCCTTCACCTCGAAGATGAGGTCGATCAGCTTGTCGGCCGGGTCGCTGGCCGCGAAACCGGCGGCGCCGCCCGACTTGATGAACTGGAACGTGCCCCACGGCCGGGTAGCGTCCGCGGTGTCGGCGAAGTTGTAGCTGAGGATGCCCTTCGGCTGCAGGATGCCGGTGCCGTTGATGAAGGCGGCATTCTCCTTGCGGGAGAATTTGCCGGCCGACTTGTCGGCCAGCCACGCCTCGACGTCGATCATCGCGTCCTCGAGCAGCTTCTGCGTCACCTTCGGGTAAGCATAGAGCTCGTGGACCGGGATTTCCCATTTCCCGATCTGCGGCGTGTCGGTCTGCGGGCGGGTGCTGGTCTCGCCGACCCAGGCCGCGTCGCTCTCGTCATTGTCGATCGCGCCTTCCAGCCGATCGGTGCCGATCGTCACGACATTGGCGAGCTGCCGCATAGGGGTCGATTCGTACACCTTCTTGACCATGCGGCCGGAGGTGTCGGGGGTGACCCAGTAGCCGCCGCTCGGGTCCGAGGCGACCATCATGGTGGTCGCCTTCACCTCCATGCGCCGGAGGTAGCCGTCGAGGTCGCCCTTATATTCGGCGAGCTGCTCGGCCGAATAATCGGACTTGCCGATGATGCGGCCGAATTCCTTGGCGGCCTTCGCCTCGTCGGCGCCGGCGCCCGGTCCGCTGAGCGAGAGGCGGTTGGCCTTGGCGGCCATTTCATCGAGCTGCTTCTTCACCTCGGCCATGCCGTCGTCGACGGCCTTGTTGAGCTTCTGGAGCTCATCCTTGGTGACGGCGTCCTCGCCCTTCTTCTCGGCTTGGGCCAGGCGCTGGTCGTTCTTCGACTTGAAGTCCTCCCAGTCCTTGGCCAGGGCGTCGACCGCCTTCTTGGTTTCGACGTCGAGCCCGTCGCCGTCCTTGGTCTCCGGTGCCATGCCGAGGGGGGACGCGCCCGCCAGGAGCGCGGCCTGCTTGCCGATATACATGATGATTTCCTTTCGGGGGGTTCAGCGCAGAGCCGCGGAGGCCTTGCGCAGGGACATGAGCATGTCGGGACCCCCGTCACGGGTGCCCGGCTCGGGCTGTCCACCTCCGTCACGGAGATGCTTCTTGAAGATCGCCACCGCCTTCACGGCGTCGGCACTCGACAGGTTGGCGTCGGCGCGGAGCATCCGCTCCAGCTCCCGCGGGTTGAAATCGCCCTTGATGCCGGTGATTTGTGCCTCCGGCAGCATCGGGAAGGTGACCGGCGATATCTCGAACAGGTCCAGCTTCTTGATCTTGCGAGCGCCAGTGGTGCGGTCGATCTCGTGATCGCCGCAGCGGTACCCGATCGAGAGGCCCTTGACCGCTCCCGCCCGCATAACCGAGCGAACGACGCTCGCCTGCGGCACGTCGAGGATCAACTCGCCCTTGACCTTCAGGCCCTTCTCATCCTCTTCCAACTCGCTCCACACACCGATCGGGCAGGTCGGATCGTGGTACCAGAGCATCGGCGGCATCGACTTGCGCCGACGCCAGTCGGCGAGCGTCGCCTTGAACGCGCCCGGCATGACGATATCGCCGCCCCGGTCCATGACGTTGAAGACCGAGGCGTAGCCCTCGATTGTGCCGGTGGTGGCTTCGTCGCCCGCGAGCTTTATCTCGCAGTCGAATCCCAGTCGGTCCATCGGCCGCTCCTCAGACGATTACGTTCTTGACGGGCACGAGGTCGCGGCCGTCCTGGACCGCCATGTTGCCCTCGACGATATACTGGACGCCGCCATCGTCATCGCGCGGGTTCCAGTCCTCCATGTCGCGCCACTCGTCGGCGTTGATCACGCCGTTGCGGCGCATGATCTGAAGGCCTTCCTGGCGACCCTTGAAGTCGCCCCGCATCTGAACCGACAGGTTGAACTTCGCGTAGAGGTCGCGCTGTTCCTCTTCGGTGAGGAGACCGACTTCAATCGCTTGCTCGATGCGCCCCGCCCAGGGCGTCATCGTATAGTTGCCGTGGGCGAGGAACATCTGCTCCGAACTTGAATAAGTCGCGACCTTGTCGGCGAGGCCGATCATGATCGGCATCACGCGCACCGGCCGGCAGACCTCCTCTATCTGCAGCCGCCGCGTCGCCACATGCTCTTTTTCGACACCTGTGAGTTGCTGGCTCAACCACTTGGCGCCGCGATCGAGCACCATCGGCATCCCGGACGACGCTGCGGCGAACCTCTTCAGCCACTCGGTCATCTGGGTATGCTGCTCGGGCGTGAGAGGGCCTTCGACCGAATAGACCCCACTCGGCTGCACGCGGTCCTTATGCTGCTGCGCGTGGCTGGATTCGAGGGCGAGCGAGAGGCCGAGAGCCTCCCGCGCCAGGCGCACCGTCTCCATACCCATCCAGCCGTTCCAGCTTGGCCCGCGTATGTGCCAGATCTCGCGCGGCGTGAGCCGCTGGAGCCCTCCCTCTTCGGACGTTACGTCGTAACTAAGGGAAAGGTCCCGATGCTGCGTCACGCTGACCCGATTGGGCTGCAGGAGGATCAACTCGATGATCCGGTCTCCCGCCCCCCGGCTCACATACACATAGGCGTTGCCGACCAGCATGACGTGGAAGGCGATGCTCTCCCAGAACGAAAAGGCGGTTTGCCCCTTCATCGGCTCCAGGAACAGCAGCCGGTGAAGCGGATGGTCGGTTGCAAGGTCGGCACCCTTGCCGTCCTGGCGGCGCCGCATCAAGCGGCAGCGGGCGGCGGCCAAATCCTCGCCGACGACGCGGCAACAGGCGAACATCGCCGTCACCTGCAGCGCGGTCGACCACGTGACCGAAATGCCCGTCTTGCTCTCCGGGCCCATCAGGAAGCTCGGCAGCATGTCGAGCGTCCGCGCCTCTTTGAGGCCGTCGGCGAGCTTGCCGAACAACCCTCCCATCAGCCGGCCCGCGCCAGCAACAGCGCGCCACCCAGCAGCATCAGCCCGCCGACGATGAAGCCGGCCGGCATGTAGACCAGACCGGACCCATACGACACCAGCGCGCAACCAGCGAGACCCGCGGCGTCCCGGGCCGTGGTGACGAACTTCGTCATGCCATCGCCTCCCAGAATGACTTCGGCGCCGCTTCGGCCGTCATCGACACGCCCAGCGCGCTCATCAGCGCCACCGGGCTGTCGATCTTCGCTTCGTCTCGCGGCTTCGTGGGGTAGACGTTGTCCTTCTTGTCGGGCTGCGCCACGACGTTCGAGATCTGCCACTCCATGACCGGGTCGCCGCCGTGCCGAACCCGGCGCCCCCGAGGGTTGCCCTTCAGCTTCATCAGCGCGTCGAGCTCTTTCATGGGCTCGGAGAAGTTGAGCACGATCGGCCGGTATTCGATGACCGGCACGCCCTCTTTCATCAGCCGGGTTGAAAGCTGCGTCGCCTGGTGCGGGTCGTAAGCGACGTGCTCGACCTGGAACAGGCTCGTCGCCTCCATAATCGCCTGCTCGATCTCGTCATAATCGATGATCTCGCCCGGCGTGACGTCGAGCAGGCCATCGGCATCCCAGCCCTGATAGTGCGACACCAGCGCGACCCGGTCGGCCGGGACGAAGTAGCGGCCGATCCGGATGTAGGGATCGTCGGGCGTCGGCCTCTCGCCCATCGGCTGGATCAGATATTCCAGCGCGGCAATGTCCACCTTTGACGCAAGGTCGAGTCCGAGATTGCAGCGCCGCCCCCGCAGTTCCGGCAGCGCCAGCGCGTCGACTGCCCGGATCGGGATCGCCGGATCCGCGCACTCCCTCCATGCCTCGACGTCGAAATAAGCCGCCCGCGCCGACACCCACTGATTGAGGTGCTTCGTCTTATAGACCGCAGCCTTGCGAGGGGTGGCGATCGCGTCCCGCAGGCGGGCGCGCAGGAAGTCGGTATTGACCGACACGCCGAGGTTCGGATTTGCCTTGACCAGCGCGGCTTCCGACTTCCAGTCGTCCGCCGGCACGGTGATTGAAACACCTGTCTTTCTAAGACTTGCGCCCCGAACCGCGCAGGTAGTCGAGTGCGCGTTGTATACCTTCCTCAGAATCCCCCAAAAAACCGATCGCGCTGTTGCATTGTCGGCAAAGGATGCCCCGAACATCCCCTGAAGAGTGGCAATGATCCACGCACAGGTTCTCGCGAGCGTGGCAGATTGCGCAGCCGCCGCGCTGCTGCGAAAGGAGTTCATCATATTCGGCTCTGGTGAGGCCGAACTGGACGGCAAGTTTGTTGTTGCGGATTTTTTCTTTATTGCCCGGCTTCTCGCGCCAGCGTCTGGCGGACTGGCTGCATTTATCCCGATTGCGATGATACCAGGCGCGACCGTTGGCGCGCTGGCGCTCGGCGTACTCCGGGTCTTTTTCCCGGAGCTGCCTGTCGTAGCAAGCGCCGCAAAGGCCTCGCGCGCGAGCTCGCCGATCAGGGTGGGCTTCACAAGTCCGCACGTGCACACCCCATCCAGACGTCGCAGAGCATCGTCCCACTCGGCCATCTCGGTGTACGGCTTCGTGTCGATCGTATATTCGATGTAGAAAAGCTCGTCGTTCTCGCGGACGCCCTCCAGGACCTGGCGATGGTCCTGAATGTCGGCGTAGCAGGGGCCGGCGAGGTTATCCCCGGCCGTCGTGACGATCACCTGCAGCGGCTGCTCGCGCGCCGCCATGCCGGTTTCCATCGTATCGACCTGGTCCCGGTCGGCATGCTCGTGATATTCGTCATGGAGCGCGCAGCTCGGGCTGGCGCCGTCGCCGGGCTTGCCGATCACCGGCTCGAATCGGCTGCCGTCGACCGCCCGCTGGAGCGTTCCCGCGCCGACTTCGATCCCGTATTTGGCCTTCAGTGCCGGCGTCCGGTCGATCATCAGCCGCGCCGGCCGGAAGATTTCCCAGGCCTGCTTCTCGTTGGTCGCGCCGCTATAGACCTCGGCACCGAACTCCTTGTCGAAGGTGAACATGTAGACGCCGATCGCGGCGGCCAGCGGCGACTTGCCGTTCTTCCTCGGTACCACCAGGAAGACGATGCGGAACCGGCGAAGCTCGTTCGGCGGCTGGGCCGGCTCCGGCTTCGGGCCGGTACCCTTCTTCACCCACCCAAAGACGCAGCAGACGATGAACGCCTGCCACGGCTCGAGCTTCAACAGCTCCTTGTGCGCCGCCCACTTGCCCTTCGTGTGGGGCAGCATCTCGATGAACTTGCAGGCCCGGACGGCCTTGGCCGCGTCGAACCGGAACGGATAGGCCTTGCGCCGGCTCTTCGTCAGGTCCTTGAGGTGACGCTGGCAAGCGAGCCGCACCCATTTGCAGGCCGGTATTTTCTTGCCGACGACGTCGCGGGCATAGCCCTCGGCGATCGCGACATAGTCGCGCTGCTCGGCCATAGGCGCATCACCCCGCCTCCTTCGCGAACCGCAGGCCGACGGCGTGGCGGGGCCCGGCGTGGCGCTCATTGGCGTGCGACTGGGGTTGGAACTGGAAGTCGATCGGCAGGCCGGTGATCTTCGACAGCCGCTCCGAGATTGCCACCGTCAGCAGCAACCAACGCTCATCGAATTCCCAATGCCGGCCAGCATCGGGAAAGAGTTGCTCGAACTCAGCATCAGGCAAGATGAAACGTAGGTCGACGTCGCGCCAGTCCGGCCGCTCCAGCGCCGATCCGACCAGATAAAGGCCGCCGCCGCTGGCATAGCCTCCGAACGCTTCCGCAACCTGCTTGCACGCGGCCTCCAGCGCGAAGATCGCGGGGGCACCGACATAGCAGGACTTCTTGCGCCGCTCGCTCGCGCTCTCGACCATGCCACCTCAGAAATCAAAAGGATCGGCCGCAGCCTGCGGCGCTCCGCCCAGCTTCAGCGCCGACAGGGGGCTGAGCATCAGCTCGCCGAGCAGCGACTGCGCGTGCCGCATCGCCTCCGCCCGCATCGCGACCGCCGGGTGCGCCCGCTTCATCTTCGTGATGATCCGCTCTTCACCATCCCTTTTGATGGACTTGGATTCGAACGTGTCGCCTTCGAGTTCGATCACCGCGCTCAGCCGCTCGATATCGGCGAGGCGGCGGGCGAGCAGGGTCACGAACGGCTCGAAATGCGGGCTGCAGCGCTTCTGCTCTTCCAGCGTGCGCACCGTCTGGCCGAAGTGGAACAGCTCGCGGTCCGACAGATCGGCCGGCGCCACCATCGGCCCGGCCGGCACATGGTCCGGCAATCCCTCGCCCGGCGCCAGCAGCTCGACCTGGCCCGGCACCGGATCCGCCCGCGGTCCGCTCCGAAACTTCGTGCCCGCCTCGAGCCGCAAAGCCGGCGGCTTCGGCTTCCGTCCGGAGCCCGGCCGCGACCCACCCTTTGCCATCGACCCATCCCCGCCCCACGACGCCTACGTCAGAACCCCTCAGAGCCGGGGCCTTCGACGCCCACAGGGCGAGTTCCCAAAACCGCGAACTTTTTACCTTTGATTTCGCCCGCGTAAAACTTTGACTTAGCCGCCGGTGTCCGCTTGCACCGGCTCAGAGATTAGACCCCGCCCCCCGGCTGCCCGCGCCGCGCCGCCAGCGATCCGCGCCAGCCACGCTCTCCCGCTTCGTCTTCGCGTCGCTGCACGGCTCGCAAAGCCCCTGCATGTTCTCGCGCCCCGGCGCGCCGCCCCAAGCCAGCGGCACGATATGATCGGCGATCGCGCTCGCCGCGGTCAGCCCCTGCTCCAGGCACACCCGGCACAGCGGCTCCTCGCTCAGCACCTGGCGGCGCAGCTTCTGTCCAGCGCGCCCGCGGATGCGCCTGTCTTCGTTGCTCGCGAACGGCGAGGCGGGCCGTGCCCATGCCTTGCGGGCCGGCGCCGCGCCCGGCATCCTGAACACCGGCGGCTGGCTCGGCATCAGGCCCAGCCGATGACGACGGCGCCCCTCAGTTCCGCGAGCCTGGCCGCGCCGCCCTCGCTGATCATGTTGCCCGTCTCGTCGCGGGCGATGGCGACGATGAAGCCCGCATCGGCATCCGCCGCCACCACGCCGCACACCGCCCGCCCGTCGAGCGTCACCGCCAGCCGGTGGTGGAGCGCATGGTTGAGCGGCGGCAGGTCGTAACCGTCGAGCGGGCGGCAGGCGAACCGCCGAGGCAGCGCCAGTCCGGCAAGCAAGCGTGAGGCGTCGGCCATGGCGCACCTCGCGGGAGCGGGGAGGGGAGGGAACCAATGCGAATGAGGGACGTTTTGCGGTGAAGCGCTTGTCGCTTGGCGCAACTCGCCACGTTGATGAATTGGTGACACGAAAAGGTTCCCTCGGCAAGGGGATTTATTTTCGTGCGCGCACGCCGTCAGGCCGCGGCGTCCACGAACGCCGCGACCTGCTCCATTCGAATCGCTGCTAGCTGGGCGTGTTCGCCCCGGTGCACTGATATTCGACGGTCACCATCGTCTTGATGCAGCTGCCATAGGCGTTCGACTGCTGGCATTGCTGCGTCCCGGCGCCGAAGGCCTCCGCGTCGGTATAGCCCCACACCTTGCACCGCGAACGCGCCGTCTCGAGCGCCTGCACCGGGTCCACCTGCGGGTTCTCGAACATATTATATTCATAGGCCAGCCGGACCACCCCGTCCGAGCGGCTGCCGCCGATCGCCTGCATGGTCTTGGTCGTCGCGCACGCGCCCACCATCGCGGCCGCCGCGGCAATCATCATGATCCGTTTCATCTTGAGCCCCCTCAGACGATAGAAAGCGCAGCCTGAACCGCGTCGCCCCGGCCGTCAAGGCCCCCGTCAGCGGGCATCCAATGGCCCACGTCGGGCGCCGGCTCCGGCCAGCATCTCAGCCGCAGCCAAAGGCCGATCACCTCGCCGGCCGTCATGCCCATCGCCAAATTGGGAATGTCGAACCGGCCGCCGGCCGTGCGAGTGACGGGGAAGCCGGAGCGGGCGAGAAAGGCGAGCGGGTCTTCCACGGCCGAGGCCTCGTGTGGGGCGGGAGCGGCGAGGCTAGCAGGCCGAGGGCCGGCGGCTAAGCTCGGGATGCTACGGTAGGCTCTCGCCCACAGACGGTCCGTCGTCCGTGGGCGGCGTCTCACAAGGGGGGTTGCCATCCGCCTCCCCAGTACGGGTGAGGGCTGCTTCACCGGCCATCATCGCTTCGGCGTTGGCTGCATAGTCGGTGGTGTCCCAAATCGCCCCGAGCCCGCCGCATTCCATACAGCCGCCGCCGATGACGCAGCCGAAGTCAGGACTGTAGGGATAATCCCCCGTCTCCTGCCCATCGACTGTTTCGTGACAGCCGTTACAAGTGATCCAGCGGCCTTCGTCGTCGTGGCTGGCTTCCTCGACTCGCTCCCGAACACTGCCGAGGATCGCCAAGCCCAAGTCAGCCCGCTTAGCCGCCTCCACCACCTCTTCTTGTACTGAGGGCTTGGGATGTGAGGCGAGCGCGGCGGCGGCCTTCTTTTGCGCGTCATTCAGTCGAGCCCACCGCGTGAAGGCTTCAATGTCTCGCGAGGGGCTAGCCTCAAAATAAGTGAGGCGTTCCCCGCTCGACTGGCGCTCCGCTAGACCCAGCACGGCCTCGTGCAGCGAGCTTAGTGCGTCCCTCAGAATATGCGGCGCCCGTTCGACTTCATCCTCGCCGCTTGGGATGGTCATCGAAATGGAACCATCGGGATGCCGTACAAAGGCGGGGCACGAATGCGTGTCGCCGACCTGCTGACCGCAAGCGCCGCAGTAGCCAGTAATATTTTCCGTAATCAGAACGCCAGTCATGCTTCAAACTCCTTGGAGAGGGTGTTTCGGGGATCTTGCGCGCTAGGCTTGCTCGCCGCCCAGCCGCGCCTTGATGATCGCCGCGATGTCCTCGAACGGCAGCATCCGGCCATTCGCGTCGAAGAAGTCCGGGTGCATCTCCGCCAGACGAAGCACCTGCTCCACGCTGCCCAGATCGGCCGAGGCCACCACGCCGTCGCGGTCCACCAGCGCCACAACCGTCGCGTCCGGGCCGGCGGCCATGTCGACGCCGCCGTCGACACTCCCGCGCACCGGCCACTGCCGCGGCCCGAGGCCCAGCCACCCCGCCAGCGCGTCCAGCGCCGCCGCGATCCGCGCCGTGCTGCGCATCCTCTGCTTGCCGCCATAGGCGCGCGGCAACTCGTCGTGGATCAGCATCCGCTCCATGAAGCCGAGCATCGGCGCCGGCAGCGCGCGGCGCGCCTCCATGTAGAGCTGCCGCGCCCGCAATTGCGCTTCGGTCCGCGGCAGGCCGTAGCTCGGCTCGCCGCCGCCGGTGCCGCCGCCGTAGCTCGCCACCACCGACAGCGCGAAGCTGCACCGCGCATGCTGGTTGCGGTACCATTCACCGGCATACCATTGCACCCAGCTCAGCCTGCCGCCCCGGTAGAGCCGGTCGAGATGCGAGGATTTGAAGCGGCGGGTCAGCCCGATCGCCTGCTCGGCGCTGTCGATCTCGGCCGGGTTCACCCATTCGAGCTGCTCGCCGCCCTCGCGCGCCTGGCCGATACGTTCGTCGGTGGGAACGACCATGCGGGCGCGCTGGCGGCGGCTCGGCCCCGTCTTGCGCTCGGCGCTGACCTTGTCGGCCGCGAGGATGTTCTCGACCCGCTCCGCCTCGCGCAGCGCCAGGCGCTTGAAGAAGCTCGGCCCGCGCGCTTCCCGCTCCGGCCGCTCCGCGCCTTCCAGCGCCGCCAGCCGCCGCCTGGCCCAGCCCCTCACATTCTCCGCATCGTCCGCCACCACGCTCACTCCCAACAGAACCAAATCCTCCTCAACACCGGAGGGCTATCCGGGCGGCTTCACCACCCTGAACAGCACTTGCCGCACCGGCCGGCCGAGCACCGTTCCACCGACGCCGGTGAAGGTCGCCGCGAAATGCTGCTCGAGCCAGCCGGAGACGAATTCGGAGGGGCTGCTGACGATGATGTCGTCGCCCTCGATGGCGATGGCGCAGGGCTTGACCCAGCCGTCATAGGTCCGGGCGCCGGCGTCGCGACGGATCCGCTCCCGGATCGCCCTCGCTTCCGCCGTCTCGGCCCGGTGCAGCGCGTCGAGCTCGCGCGCCAGCCGTTCGTCGCGCTCGATCTCCGCCGCGGTCCTCTGCCGCGCCGGCGCGTCGGCGGCGAACCTCACCCCGGCCTTGGCGTCGCGCAGCACCTGCCCGGTCACCCGGCCGATCCAGTTGCACCAGGTCTGGGTCCAGTCGAGCTTCCGGGCTCCCTGCCGTCCGCCCTCGCCGCGCCAGTAGGCCGCGAACAGCTCGCCCTGGGCGGCATAGGCCCCGGCCGGCCATTGCGAGGCCAGCGCCTGCGCCATCGGCGGGAGCTCGGCGATCGGCGGCGGCGTCCAGCCGTCGGGGATGCGGGCGCCCTTGCGCTGCCGTTCGGACGGTTGGCGGTCGCCGGGCTGGCGGTCAGGCTGTTGGCGATCCGGGGGTTCGCTCCCACCCTCTTCCGGTCGTTCCGGCGAAACCGGATTTTTGGGGCCTGTCGATGAAGCGTCAGCTTCATCGATGGGGCGGGGGAGGTTAATTTCTTTAGAGGGTTTGGGAGACTTTTCTTTATCAGGAGGGGG